GCATGACTCAAAAACTCACCTTGTCTAGCTAATGTAATAGGAGAAATCTTTGAAACCTTAAATTCTTTTTTGTAGGCTTCTACAAGTTTTTTCATTTCATCAGGATGAAGCTCACTAAACTTCATTAGCTTTGCATTGATTGCAGCCCTAGCTTCATCAGTAATAGGAGGATCATTTTTAGCTTTATCAGAAACAGGAGCTAACTTCTGATTAGGTGCAGTTGGTGTTGTTGCAGTGCCAGGTTCAGTCTCAGGTGTTTTATGCTCCTGATCGTCCTCTTTCACTTCTACTCTTGCCCAAAGCTCAAAAGCATCACCAAAGGAATAACAGGCACAGGCACATAAACATCTCCTATGAGAGTTTTGAATATCATTAGCAGATATTTTTGCATAGGGAACTGGTCTATTTGGTCCTTCTGTTACTGCGTAAGGAAATAAAGGTAGCTTTACTCCTGTTAGTACATTCTGAAAATAACCCATCAAGTAACCTGTGCCATTTGGAGTTTTCCAAACGTATTCTCCTTCTGGGTTTGGCTGTAAAGCAAAGCACCAGTTAGGTGCGTGTTCTCTGATTCTTTGGGCAGTCTTAGCCCATTGGCTATAATCAAATTTGCCTTTTTTGTAGATGTCTCCTTTAGTAAGAATCCCACCTAAATTAGGAATAGATTGACTTGTTACTTGAGGATCACCTGCCTCTGGTATGCTCATAAATTAATACTGTTTACTATTCAATTATATAACACAGGTAAGCACTTGTAGTGACTTACTGTAAAGCTGACTGTAATAAAGTGTTGAATTGTTCTGGTGTCAGCACAACTCTCCAATTACCACCTCTAAATCTAACCATACTAGCAACGAAGTCCACACCTGCATTTTCTCTTTGTGTTTCTACTTCTCTAGGCTTAACAAGACAGGCTTTTGATTTATCTTGCCAATCGCAAACCTGTATAACGCAGTTAGGTATTCCATATATATCTCCTACATCTCCTGGTATTCCTGCTGACAAATTCCGTTGACATTTAAAGCCAGTTACGTCAGTCAGCAATCGGGCTGCCTCGTGCTCTGCCTTATCACCTTTACGCTTTTGTGGATTGGTCATTCTAGTAATTGAATTTTTGCTTTAATCTTTTCATATTCAACCACATAATCCTTATCAGCTATTTCATGGTTATAAAAAGCGTTTTCCAATGCTGCTAACTGATCGTAATAGTGTTTAATTCTACGTTTAATCTCCTGTTCAAATTGATTCATTGAACACCTCCATAATTCCATTGATCTTTATCAGGTTCGGTATAAACAATTTTTATATTTTTACCATCAGTTTTATAACCAATAAATCCAGCAAAACGATTATATATATATTTTGTTTTTGAATTTTTCATTTTTTTCTGCCCCACTTTTTATCTATCTTTATTTTTAATTGTTCTTTTTGTTGCAGAGTAAGTTTTAAATAGCAATCATCTAATTCATCAATCAGTTCATCAAAATCTCCCTGTTCTGATATAGTTAGTGATCTTTGAAAATTTACAATAGAAGCTCTAATTAGCTTAAATTGTTTACCAGTAACATTAAGGTTATATCTCATTTAACCTCATCTCTCCAGCAATAATCATTTGATAATTCTTTAGCAATTTTTTCTAAAGGTTTTCTTTCGTCATTAGTTAAAAAAATCATACAATCTTTCTCTGTAAACAATGAACCCCTTGTTCCTGCAAGATAGGTAGAAGTATTATTTATTATGTAATTAACTATGTTTGCTCCTGCATTACTTAACATTAAATGACATTCAAAACCATCTAATTCAAGATAAAATCTTCTACTATTATCGTCATAATATATAACAGTAGGTGGATAAAGTTTTTTAAGTGTTTGTTCTTTTAGCATTTTTTACTCCATAGTTTAATTAATAATTTAAGTTCAGCGATACGTTTCATAGCTGCTTTTATCTTTTGTTCTGTTGTCATTTAGTTACTTTTAAGTTCTTCCATAAGGTCGCTAATCTGATCCTCTGTATAACCAAATTCATCTATAAGTTTGTTATATGAAAAATATTTAGTCTTACCATTTTTTGAAAATAGACCTGTAACACATTCACTCTCAAAACTTTTAACAATCCACTTCGGTTTTATATTCATTGATTCACAGAACTCATCAGGTATCCAATACTCAAATGTATTTTCAGTATCGGGATCATAATAAACCTGACCTTCGTATGGATCTTGTGGAAATTTTGTCATTCAGAATAACTCCTGTTTAGCTTCAAATTTTTGCCATGCTTCCTGCCATGCAGCACTGCATCTTTCTACTGGTTGATCTGC